TTTTAGACGCAAGTAATTGATTATTCCACAATAAACAAGTTTTAGCATTAATTAATTTCTTTTTATAAATCATATGGAAAGTTTAGATAATGCAACAAAATCATCATCAGGGTTCTTTAAATATGTGTTTAACTTTGACGAAGATTCAAAGGGTGATTTGTTAAATATAATACAATATGCCCTGTTGGCTATTATACCTATCGTCGCTATTAATAAGCTTATGCAAAATTATGTACCTGAAGCCGACGACGACAAGGGCAATTTAGAACTTTCGATGGAGGTCGTTCTTCAAACGATTGTCATGTTTATTGGCATATTCTTTATAAATCGAATGATTACCTACATTCCAACTTATAGCGGAGTAAAGTATCCCGACTTTAGCGTTATTTTCATTATATTGGGCGTGCTTATGATTACTTTGAGTTTACAAACCAAGCTGGGAGAAAAAGTCAGTATATTATCCGATAGATTGGTTGAGTTGTGGAATGGCAAATCTGAAACCAAAAAGGGTGCGCGAAAGGGGAATGTTAGAGTATCACAGCCTATTTCACAGGGGGGTGGAGGTGGAGGTGGAGGAGCGCAACAAATGCCGTCTCAAAACCAAATGGCGATCAACCAATCAATGAACGATAGTTATTCGACCTCTATAAGCATGTTGCCGACCGAGCCGCAAATCCCCGATTATAGCAACATGCATAAACAACAAAATACGCCTTTGATTAATGCAGCAACGCCTGGTATGAACGATCCATATGCAAATGGACCTGTTGCGGCAAATGAGGGCTTCGCCGGGGGTATGTTTGGCGGCGCATTCTAATGACATGGTCTAACAACAATAAAAATAAATATATAAATGTTTGGTATTATATATTTATAACAAGAAAGATGGATATTGACAAGTTATTAAAAGCGTTAGATAAGGACTCAAATGAAGGTCTTTTAAACATGACAAGTGCAAAGATTAAGCAAATAAACGCGTCCGTCTTATCTGAATTACAATTATCGCGAGATTATCATCAGGAATTAATGCATAAACTCAAAGACTACAAGTATGTGGATGAGATGACTGATTTGCATGTCGGCTCTTATATACGTTGGATACCACTAACAAATCCATCGGAAATAAGACTAAAACAAGGCAGTATCTTGTGCGACATTAAAATAACGGATGACGGCCTCTCTCTTGTGTGTAAAGGCGTATATAATCGCCATTTCCAAATAAAATTCGATGAAAACCTTATCTTTCAACGTTTGTCCGAACAAGAACAGGTTCTATTAAGTGCACTTGACCATCTAGCAAAATAAATATTCTTGGTTATTTGTGGGGTGTGGGAAAAGTTCCCACCCTTGTGTTTTTACGATTTTTTACTCCAAATCCTTTTTCAAGAAATCAAAATTGGACATTTATAAATGTCCATTTTTGAAAATCCTAAAATACTTTTGGAAAATCGAACGTTTGTGACCATAATGAAAAATTAGCGTCTCACGACCGAAAAAATATTTTCAAATTTGTGACGCTAATTTTTTTATTTTTTATTGCGGATTCTTTAGGCGTTTTTTTTATTGCTGTAATATATCAATAATGTCAATAGATAAAACGCAAAAAAACGCAGAAAAATATGCATGTGTAATTTGTGACTTTATTACAGCGAATAAATTTGATTATTCTAGACATATTAAAACGAATAAACACATTTTGCGTATTTCATCAATGCAACAAGGTATAAAATCAATCACATGTGATAAAAAAACGCATACTCATATATGCAGTATGTGTAATACTGAGTATAAGGATCCAAGCGGCTTGTGGCGTCACAAAAAAAAATGTTTGGTCGTAAATCATCAAAATGAAACACCTCCATCTAATTCATCGTCAGAGGATATGCAAATGACTCTGATACTTGAGCTGGTCAAGCAAAACCAAGAGTTTAAAAACTTGCTAATCCAACAAAGCGCCCAGATGATGGAACAAAACAAGACCATGATAGAAGTCGCGAAAAACAGCAATGTCAATAATAATACTATCAATAATCATAGCAACAGCCACAACAAGACATTCAACCTACAATTCTTCTTGAACGAGACCTGCAAAGATGCCATGAATATGAAGGATTTCATTAAATCGCTGGAATTAAGCCTGCCTGAGCTGGAAAAGATGGGCGAAATCGGTTTTGCCGAAGGCATGTCGCGTGTCTTTGTCAACCGACTGAATAGCTTGGACATAACCAAGCGCCCCATTCATTGTAGCGATGTCAAGAGAGAAATCATACATATCAAGGACGATAACAAGTGGGAGATGGACAATGCGAACCTAGACAGACTCAGAAAGATTATCAAGCAGCTTACTATAAAGAACATCTTGAAGGTTGACGATTGGAAAAAGGCAAATCAAGGTTGCACTGAATACAACAGCAGGAAAAACGCCCAATACTTGCGAATCAATATGGAAGCAATCGGCCCAGTCGATGAAGCAGAAGTAAAGAGGGACTTTGGCAAGATAATCCGTCGCGTAGCGGAGACCACTGCCATCGACAAGAAGTATTTGATGGCTTGAGAATATAATATATTACACCGACTAAAAAGAAAAATGAGACAGAATCCCATTAAAAATTAAAGTGGTGTAAAATCAATAGGCAACCTTTTCATTGCCGATCGTCTTACTTAACCCTGTTAGTGTTCCACAGGTGAAAGACGATTGTCGTTGAAACTCGCTTGGTCTGGTTTGGGTTTCTATCCATTCCTTCGTTAGTTTCATTATGGAAATAGCAGAGTTCTTATCCCTTGTTCTAAATACGATATTTTTGTTTTTGGAACTCACGCAGTTAGAACATTGGAATAATCTGTATATTTCCTTTCCTTTTTTATCCTTACAATGTTTCAAATCATTATAACATTCACAACATTTTTGAGATGTATAATATTCATTGATGGTAATTGTATCATATTTCTTATGGATAAGTTTTCTTAATCCTTTATTCATCGTTGGCATTATATGTTTCATTTGGGTGCTTCTGCTCCAATTACCATAACCAATTAGGACATTATCTCCAAAGGTTTCTTTGATTTTATTAAGGAATGTATCAATGCTTTTCTTACCATAACTATATTGACGAAACTTCATTTTCCTCCAAACATCACGCTTGTAAAACTCGGTTGTTTCTTTATTCAGTTTATCCTTTTCTACCAGAAACACCTTGAACTTTTCATAATCAACCGATTTGCTGTTTTTACTGGATAAATGAGTTTCTTTTTCTGTGATATTATTCCGTTTCTTTTCTTGTAATAATATCCTTTCATTACGCTTCCCATAACTTTCTATCTTCCTTTGTGATGCCGTATATTGAAGTTTCTTACCATTACTATCCATCATATACACTAATGAATGCTTACCAGGGTCGCAACCAACAATATTCCTATTTGTCAAAGTATCAAGTTGTTCTATGGATAAATCTTCTATGTTATTAAACTCTTGTTCTTGTAAAGTAGGAACTCTACTTCCCCATTTCTTATCTTTCAAATCCTTACGAATAAACAATAAAGAACAACTAATTCCATCTGTTTGGAGTTGGTAATGAAATTGGTAGAAATTGCTTTTGAATGTTTTATGTTGTAAGTTCAACAAATTATTCCATACATCGTATTGATTTTCTTTTATTGCTTTGAATAATTCTGTTTTCGTTTTTCCTTCTAACGAGAAGAGATTGACGATACACGCAGTATCCAAAATGATATGCTTGGGAATAATGTTATTGCGTAGCGGTAAAGGTTGGAATAGTTTGTGGTCTTCCTTTTCTAATACAGCATTCATATACAACATACCTTTCAAATAATCAAATGGACTAACCTTCACATCATAATGAACCGACTTTTTGATATTTTCAGGAAGGATATTCGGTAAATGGGTGTGTTTCCAGTCATCAAATATCGTATCAGTTTCTTTATTACATTCTAATAATTGCTTCTTGAACTTGAATAAAACTGCTTTGTCTTCTGTAATATCCTTTGTGGTCTTATTGATAAACCGAAGGAAGTGTTGGATAAAGTGTTCTTGGGTGTTATTAGATAAGGAAGTATGAAGTTGCATTGCTAAATATGGTAGCATATTAGACTTGTTTTTTAATGGTGTTTTTTCATGATTGAGTAAAGGTTGGTATTCCGTATTATAAAACTCTTGTAAAGTGTCTAACATAGATGTATCCTTTTCCTTTCTTCCAGTATTCGTTTTTTCTCCTAATACCTTGATACAATACAGAATGAACATCTCATTTATTTCAGGTAAAGGTTGATTGTCGTTATAACATTTCAATACATATAACCTAATAAACTGATAAGAATGTATCATCAAATCGTTCATTTCAAAAACTAAATTAGTAATGACTGGTTGGACTTCTTTATGATTATGTAGTACAGATTTGAGTGTGGTTTTGATGGTAGTGTAAGCAGACTTATCTGTAGAACGGAACTCTTGGAAGGTTTCCTTCTTTTTCTTTTTCACCATCCTATATATTTACTAAACATTTTATTTTTAAGTTGTTTTTTAAAAATTAACAACTTATACCTAAATATTCTCGGTATTTTGTTTTTCTTCCATTTCCTTTTTTTGTTTTTCTTTTCTTCGTAAATATGATATTCTGTTATATTCCTTTCTTTGTTCTGGTGTAGATTTATATGTTGTTTTTTCTCTACATTTTTTTACTCTTTCTTTTATTACCTCTTTATTCTTTTCATAATATTCTTTTCTACTTGATGGTGCTGTGTATTTTTTAAGATGTTCTTTGGTTGTTTGAAGTTCTTGTTTAGTTGTTTGTAGTTCTTCTTCTAATTCTTTTATTCTTTCATCTTTATCCATTACGATACTATATATAATAAAAAAATATTTATATCTATTTATTATATTTTTCAAAATAATTTGTCTCATTTTTCTTTTTAGTCGGTGTAATCTGAATAGTATATTATATATTTTGTTTAAGTGGGGTTTAATATGTACGTACTAGCTCTCTTATGATAAATGGAGCCTTGCCAACATTTTCAGATACGGAGCAATCTTCTTCTCCCAAGATTCTCATGTTTGATAAATACCTTAAATTGCGCTCTGAACACGACTCCACTAGCAAACCATTCGCATAAATGCCGTAATTCATTAATATATCTTGATGTTCTAGAGCGATATGATAAATATTCATAAAGCCTTCCTCTTTATATGGCTCTGCCTTTTCATCTGCGCAAGCTATTAAACGAAAATGATTGTCCGTTACAAATACATCTCCATTAACCGCCTTTGTGTTCTCCCACTGGTCATCCGTCATCCAAGGAACTAGTATAGAATGGCAACCAGTGATATACAAGTCTTCAAACAATGCAGGATACTTCTCTCTTGAACATTTATACAAACGATTTGCAACTCGGTAATCATTTCCTGGATTATACAACGCCGTGGTGCCTATCGCGCAAATGGGCATGTATCCGCTGTAAATGGTCTTGACTAAATCACCTTTTCGCAGACTTTCCACCGGACGATATACCTCTTCATTGTTTTCAAAACATAAGATTTTGGTTCCTTCAAGAAAACACGGATATGGCAAAATAAAGTCAAGTACGCCGGTAGATGCATTTATCGTGGCAGTAATTGGAGCGGTCATTCCGGTTGAATTTGTTAATGTATAAATATTATTAGAATATCCATAATAGATGGGTGAAGTACCAGCTATAGCAGCCACATTAACTGTTATAGTCGAACCTACTTGGCTAGATGATTGAATGCTATAAATCCCTGGACTATATGAACCTGCTGATGATGTGTAGTTGGTAGATGAGCTTACATTATTGGGTGTATAAATTTGTGTTGGATTTATAAGTGAAAAAAATGAAGTTAACAGATATGGAACGTTTGCGGAAACAGATGTCCAAGTAGTTCCGGCACTTCTCAATGCACTGCTTGTTGGCGTTCCAATTAAATTGGCATTTGCAGATGCATCCGTCCATGCTCCAGCTGCAACATATGTGTTTGTTGTTGTAAGATTTATATAGGTGGATGTTAATGTAGCACCAACCAATCCCGCACCTGTTCCAGTTAAAGTGCCGAAACTATAGCAATTGGATATACGGATATTTGGCTTGTTAGTGTAAGCGGTATCATCTCGGCCACCACATATACCACCACATGTTGTAGCAATATTGCCTAATGAATAACAATTGGATATGTCTACTGATGCAGTATATAAAGCATTATCACTAAATCCAACGCTTGCGCCAGTAATTCCGCCAGCATTATTACCAGTGATATTTCCAGTGCTATAACACTGACTGATTACACAAT